ACACAAAGACACCTATATCAACCCGTTAAAAATAAATCAAAAATAAAACTTAACTTTGCAAGATATGACAATAGGGGAAGTTTTAGCCAAATTATAAGATAAATGGAGGACGTAAAGATAGCAATTAACCCTCAGGGTTTCCCAAGTCAATTTGTCTCAGATAGTGTAAAAGACAGCGTTGAGTTTGGATTACAAATAGGTCAAGCCATACAATACGAATGGTTTAGAAAAGATGGGGGCCAAAGCCGATTTTATAATCAATGGGCTGACTTCCATAGGCTACGCCTATACGCTCGAGGAGAGCAATCAATTCAAAAGTACAAAAACGAATTAGCGATAGATGGCGATCTTAGCTATCTTAATTTAGATTGGACACCCGTTCCAATCATTCCCAAGTTTGTAGATATTGTAGTAAATGGAATGGCCGATAGAATATTTAAGGTCAAGGCTTATGCTCAGGACGGAATGTCTTTAGATAAGCGAAGCAAATATCAAGAAGAGCTTGAAAAGGATATGTTAGCAAAACCTATAATGAAGCAAGTTCAGCAGCAGATGGGTGTTAACACATTCAGGATGAGTGAAGATGAAGTTCCTGAAAGTGATGAGGAACTAGCATTACACATGCAGATTAAATATAAACCTGCAATAGAGATTGCAGAGGAAGAGGCAATAAATACTGTGCTTGCAGAAAACCGATATCATGATTTACAAAAACAATTGTACTATGACCAAATGGTTCTAGGGCTATCAATTTGTAAGCATTCTTTTAAACCTGGTTCTGGAATAGGTATAGAGTATGTTGATCCTGCAAATGTTGTATATAGTTATACAGAAGACCCTCATTTTAAAGATTGCTTTTATTGGGGTGAAATAAAAACATTACCAATTATTGAACTTAAAAAAATTGATCCAAGCTTAACTAGAGCTGATATGGATGAAATATCTAAGTATAGTCAAAGTTGGTATGACTATAACAATACAGCTCAATATTACAATAACAGCTTATTTAGCAAAGACAGCGCTACTGTGTTGTTTTTTAATTATAAAACCACACATACATTTACATACAAGAAAAAAACAAATGCAGTCGGAGCAGAAAAAGTGATTGAAAAAGACGACACTTTTGATCCAACTGTAGAAATGCAAGAGGAAGGAAACTTTGAGAAAGTTAGCAAAACCATTGATGTTTGGTATGAGGGTGTTATGGTTATGGGAACTAATATAATTCTTAAGTGGCAAATGGCTGAAAACATGGCTCGACCTGCATCAGCATCTCAGGAAGTTTATCCTGAATACATTGCTGCTGCGCCAAGAATGTATAAAGGAGTAGTTGAATCTTTAGTGAGACGTATGATTACGTTTGCAGATTTGATTCAAATTACTCACTTAAAAATGCAACAAGTAATATCTAGAGTTGTTCCAGATGGGGTGTTTATTGATGCAGACGGATTGAATGAAGTGGACTTAGGAACAGGTCAAGCGTACAATCCTGAAGATGCGTTGAGAATGTTCTTCCAAACAGGTTCTGTTATTGGTAGATCATTTACTCAAGATGGAGACTTTAATAATGCTAAGGTTCCTATTCAGCAGTTGAATAGTAATTCAGGTCAGGCGAAAATTCAGAGTTTGGTAGGAACATATAATCACTATATGTCAATGCTCCGTGATGTAACGGGTCTAAATGAAGCAAGAGACGGAGCTACGCCTGATTCCTATTCGTTAGTTGGATTACAGAAGTTAGCTGCCCTAAGCAGCAACACAGCTACAAGACACATACTAGATGCAGGACTAGCTATTAGTGAAAGACTTTGTACAGCATTATCTAGTCGTATTGCAGATTTAATTGAGTATTCTGATTTCAGAGAGGAGTTTGTAAATCAAGTTGGTAAATTCAACGTTGGAATACTTGAGGAAATATCTCAACTATACTTAAGTGATTTTGGAATATTTATTGAAATAGCTCCAGATGAAGAGGAGAAAGCTCAACTTGAGCAAAATATTCAAATGGCATTATCTAAACAAGATATTAATTTGGAGGACGCTATTGATATTCGTGAAATAAAAAATATTAAGTTAGCTAATCAAATGCTTAAGGTTAGAAGAAAAGCTAAGCAAGATCAAGAACAGCAAGCTGCACAACAAAAAGCACAACAACAAGCGCAGATTAATATGCAATCTCAACAAGCTGCAGCCCAAGCTGCAATGCAAAAACTTCAAATGGAGACTCAAGCTCAAATGGAGATTGAGCAAGCTAAAGCTAAATTCTCTGTTGATAAGATGAAAGGTGAGGCTGCAATTAAAGCTGAGCTTATGCAATTAGAGTTTAACCTTCAAATGCAAATAAAAGATGCAGAAGCAAAAGCACTAAAGGATAGAGAGTTACAAAGAGAGACGGCAAAATCAGATAGAATATCTCAAGCTAACACAGAGCAATCAAAACTTATTGAACAGCGTAAAAATAATTTACCACCTGTTAGTTTTGAATCAAATGAAGATAGTTTAGATGGTTTTGACCTAGCGGAGTTTGAGCCTAGATAGGCTTAAATTTTGTAATAAATTATATATTAACTTTGCATAAAATTAAATAAAATGGAATTAAAGATTAAAGAAGTAAATCCTGTGGAGGAAAAATCTGTACAGGAAGTAGAGGAGCAACTACTCAAAAAACACGAAGAAGAAAACAAAGAACCTGAAAAGGTTGAAGATACTGCTACAGAAGTGGCTGAAGAGCCAAAGGTTGAAGAGCCTGCTGTAGAACAAAAAACCGAGCCTGTCTCGGAAGTTGAAAGTCCAACTATAAAAGACGAAGACGTTCTTTCATATATTAAAAATAGATATAATAAAGATATATCTTCTGTTGATGATTTGTTTGCTCAAAAAGAGCAAAACGAACCACTACCTGAGGATGTGTCTAAATATTTGGATTTTAAAAAGAAAACAGGAAGAGGATTTGAAGATTTTGTGAAAGCGAATCGTGACTTTTCAAATTTATCTGATGATCAACTCCTGCGAGAGTATTATTCTATGACTGAATCTGATTTAGATGCTGATGATATTCAGTATTTAATGGAAGACAAGTTCGGATATGACGAAGAGCTTGACGACCAAAAAGATATCAAGAAAAAGAATATTGCCAAGAAAAGAGAAATTTCTAAAGCTAAAAAGTATCTAAATGAGCTTAAAGAAACATATAGCATTCCTCTTGAGTCAAGCGGGGATTCTGTTTCTAAGGAGACTTTAGAAGAACTTCAAGCTTACAGAAATTACATACAACAATCCAAAACCGCTCAAGAGGCAAACCAAAAGAAGAATGAATACTTTTTGAAGCAAACTGATAAAGTTTTTGATTCCGAGTTCAAAGGTTTTGAGTTCAATGTAGGAGATAAAGTAATATCGTATGCATACGGGGATGCTCAAGAGATGAGGTCTAAACAGATGAGTCTAGAAAATTTTGTAAATAAATTTATAGGCGATGATGGATTAATAAGTGACGCTAAGGGGTGGCATACTGCACTAAGTGCAGCTATGAATCCTCAAAAGTTTGCTCAGTATTTTTATGAGCAAGGTAAGGCAGATGCAATTGGAGATGTTACGAAGAAAAGTAAGAACATCAACATGAATGTAAGGCAAACGCCTCAAGCAATTGGCGACACAGGATTTAAGGCTAGACCTTTGTCTCAGGATAGTGGTAGAGGATTAAGAATTAGAAGTAAAAAAAAGTAAGTTTAAAAAATTAAAAAAGATTAGTTATGCCAGTAGATGCAGTACCTGGGTTTGACTTGCAACCAAGTTCGGAACAGGTTTTATTACAGACAAACTATATCACCAACTTCGATTTCTTAAATCAGTATTTACCTGATACTTATGAAAAAGAATTTGAGAGATATGGTAACAGAACAGTAGCGTCATTCTTACGAATGGTAGGCGCTGAAATGCCTTCTAACTCTGACCTTATTAAGTGGGCAGAGCAAGGAAGATTACACACTAAATATACAGACGTTGTATCAGGAGCAGCAGCAGGATCTGCTACAGCCACTCTAACAATTAATGATGTACTTGTACCTGGTTCAGGTTCAATTGCTATTAGAGTAGGACAAACAATTATGCTATCTGATAGCTCAATTGGTTCAACAAACAGCAACAAAGCACTTGTTACTGATGTTGATACAGCTAACGGTACAATTGACGTAGCTTATTATGAAGCAGCAGGTCAGTCAATGGCTGCAGCTGTACAATGTTCATTATTTATCTATGGTTCTGAATTTCAAAAAGGAGCTATCGGTATGCAAGGACAATTGGAAGCTGATGACTTCATTTTCGAAAATTCACCAATCATCATCAAAGACCACTATGCAGTTAGCGGATCTGACATGGCTCAGATTGGATGGATTGAAGTTACAACTGAAAACGGAGCTACAGGATTCTTGTGGTATCTAAAATCAGAGCACGAAACAAGACTAAGATTTGAAGACTATCTTGAAACAGCAATGGTGGAAGCAGTTCCTGCCGAAGGTGGTTCAGGTGTTGCAGCTATCGCTGCAGGTGTTGCTTCAGGTGTTGGTAACAAAGGTTCTGAAGGATTATTCTATGTAATTGAAGATAGAGGAAATGTATGGAGCGGTGGTAACCCAACAGCTCTTGGAGACTTTGATGCTATCATTCAGAGACTAGACAAGCAAGGTTCTATCGAAGAGAATGTTCTTTTCGTAAATCGTGAGTTTGGATTTGACATTGACGATATGTTAGCTGCTCAAAATTCATACGGAAACCCAGGTGGTACTTCGTATGGTCTTTTTGACAATGACGAGGAAATGGCTCTAAACTTAGGATTCTCAGGATTCCGTAGAGGATATGATTTCTATAAGACTGATTGGAAATATCTTAACGACCCAACTATGCGTGGTGATATCGTTGGTGGAGCTATTAATGGGGTATTAGTACCTGCAGGTTCTACAACTGTTTACGACCAAGTGTTAGGTAAAAACGCTAAGAGACCTTTCTTACATGTTCGTTATAGAGCGAGTGAGACTGAAGACAGACGTTATAAAACATGGATTACAGGTTCTGCAGGAGGAGCAGCTACATCGGATCTTGATGCGATGGAAGTTAACTTCTTGTCTGAAAGAGCTTTATGTACTCTAGGTGCTAACAACTTCTTCATCTTTACTAACTAAGAAGTAGATTATAAATAGGGGGTGGATTACCGCCCCCTTTTTTTTAAATTTTAATTAAAATCAAATGAAAAAAAATAAAAAGTCGTTTGTAGACAAGGTCTACAGACTAACCAAAGACAAAGCTCCATTGAGCTACACAATTCCTTCTCGACATACTAAGAGAAAATCACTATTATATTTTGACGAATCCACAGGCGTTAATAGAGCAATTCGTTATGCTAAAAATCAAAAAAGCATTTTTGAAGAAGAGCAAGACGGAAATGTAATATTAGAGCCGATTATTTTTGAAGACGGATTCTTAAGAGTTCCTAAGCAAAATCAAATACTTCAAGAGTTTTTAGCTTTTCATCCTGCAAACGGAAAAGAGTTTGTAGAAGTAGATAAAGAAGCTGATGCATCTGTTGAAGTTGATAACTTAGATTTAGCATTAGAAGCTCAAGTGCTAGCAAAAGATTTAGATGTTGAGATGTTAGAAACTATTGCAAGAGTTGTAATAGGGTTGAATATTGAAAAAATGACTTCAGCAGAACTTAAAAGAGACGTTAGGGTTTTTGCGAAAAGATATCCTAATGAGTTTATGGAGTCAATTAATGATCCATTACTTTCACTACAGAATAAGTGTTCTAAATTCTTTAGCGAAGGCTTGCTTGTTTTGAAAAACAAAAAAGATGTTTACTATAACTTAAAAGGAAACAAAAACAAATTGTTGACAGTTCCTTATGGAGAAGATCCATTGTTTATTTTAGCATCGTTTTTGCAAAGCGATGAAGGACTAGAAGTCCTAAGGATATTAGAATCTAAATTAGATTAGTCCAGGAGGCCTCAAAAAAAGAGGCCTCTTTTTTTTTCTTATCTTTGTACAAAGAAAAATAGAGCAGAATGTCGTTAATCAATACAGTCAGAGCTACTGTGCTTTCCATTGCAAATAAGAATAATTTTGGATATATCACACCTAATGATTTTAACTTATATGCAAAACAAGCTCAGTTAGATTTATTTGAAGATTACTTTTATCAATATAATAGTTGGAACATCAAACAGAATGTTAGACAATCTGGTACAGGATATGCTGATATTGTAAAAGGATTGGAAGAAGTGGTAGATAGTTTTTCATCCACTAAACCCCTTTCTCATTCTTCATTAAATCTTTTTGATTTGCCTGAAGACTACTATTTGATTAATAAAATAAACTACTACCCTACTGTTGTAGCAAAGGGGTATGTTGACCAAATTACACCACCTCCATCCACAACTCTTGAGGACTCTACAGCTACGTTTATTACGTCAGGAGTTCAACCAGGTGATGTGATTTCAAACTCAACAACAGGAGAGTTTGGATATGTGGTTGAAGTTATAACTGAGAATGTATTAGTTGCAACTCAAATATGGGATTTAGGAGATTACTATTGTATTGTAAGAAACAATGGTATGAGAGAGATTGAAAGAGTATCTCAAAACAAGATATTTTATTTAAACGCTTCTCATTTAACTCAGCCAAGTGAATTATATCCCGCTTATGTGTTAGGTGGTGCAACTGATGTTATGTATGGAAATACAGTTACAGTATACCCTGAAAGCATAAATGAAGAGGGTTCAGTAATTACTCAATATATACGATACCCAAAAGACCCCAATTGGACGTATGTTCAGTTACCTGGAGGAGAACCTTCATTTGACGAAACAGCTGCTGATTACCAAGATTTTGAGTTGCCAAAATCTGATGAAACGAATTTGATAAATAAAATCCTTCAGTATGCGGGTGTATCTATAAGAGATACTGCAGTTGCGCAATTTGGAAAAGCAGAAGAAACTGAAGCTAATAAACAAGAAGGGCAATAATTATGGCATTTTTAACAGACTATCAATATTACGAAAACAACGGAAATCTACCTGAGAATGAGAATTGGGGATCATATCAATACATGTCTTTAGATGATATTGTAACCAATTTTATGCTTATGTATGTAGGTAACGATAAATTGATAAACAATGTTGAAAGATACAATGTATTGTTTCACGCAAAAAGAGCTATACAAGAGTTAAATTATGACTCTTTAAAAGAAATAAAAATACTTGAGCTTGACGTAGCTGAAAACCTAAGATATATTCTTCCTGCTGATTATGTTAATTGGGTTAGAGTGTCTATGCTAAAAGACGGATGCTTACATCCATTAACTGAAAACATTCAGACAAATTGGGCTAGTGCATATTTGCAGGATAATCAAGGTAGAATATTGTTTGATCAAAATGGAGAGATACTTACTCCATCAACATCTACAATTGATATGCAGAGAATTTTAGGTCAAACAAAAAGCATATATCTAAACGAATTAAGTCCTTACAATGGACAAGAGGGATATTTTTATAATGGACTATGGTATTTTGAGTATCCAATTGGAGGAAGATATGGTTTGAATACAGAAACAGCAAACAACCTACCTACATTTAAAATTAACAAAGCAGCAGGAGTTATAAATTTTAGTTCCGATATGGCAAATCAACTATGTGTTCTTGAATATGTTTCTGATGGAATGGAAAAAGGCGATTCTTCAAAAATTAGTGTAAATAAATTGTTTGAAGAGTTTATATACGCCTATATTAAGTATGTTATTTTAAACAGCAAGTTTGGTGTTCAGGAATATATAGTAAATAGAGTTAGAAAAGAAAAATCAGCGCTTCTAAGGAACGCAAAATTAAGATTGAGTAATATACACCCTGGACGATTATTAATGAATCTAAGGGGCCAAAACAAATGGATAAAGTAATATGCCTAAGGTTCAAAAGAATTTTATAAAAGGACGCATGAATAAAAGCGTTGATGAGCGTCTTGTTCCACAAGGCGAATACATTGATGCTTTAAATGTTCGTTTAGGATCAACTGAAGGTACTGAAATAGGTGCTGTAGAGAACTCTAAAGGTAATGAGCTTTTGGTTCAGCTTACCTTTCAAAATGCAGCATTAAGTCCAGAAGCTAAGTGTATAGGTGCTTATGAGGACGGAGCAAACGAAACTATATATTGGTTTGTCCATGATAAAAATAATCCTAATTCATCTACAAACAAAGTAGATTTAATTGTTTCATATAACGTAAGAACCTTTGCGTTACAATACCATGTAATTTCAACATCAATCTTAAACTTTGATGAAGATTACTTAGTGAATGGTATAGATTTGATTGGTGATTTGTTGTTTTTTACAGATAACTTAAACCCTCCAAGAAAGATAAATGTAACAAGAACTTACTTACAGCCTGACCTTAATACCACGGTTGATCAGATAACTGAGCAAGACATAGGTGTTATTTTGGCACCTCCATTAAACGCACCTACATTAGATCAGTTTGCAGTAGGTGGTGGAGAAAACTACATGGAGGAGCTTTTATTGAGCTTCGCTTATAGATGGCAGTATGAAGATGGAGAATACTCAGCGTTATCTCCATTTACAGATTATGCGTTTACACCTGGGCCTTTTAGAATTGATTACGCAAACTTTTACAATGAAGGTATGCGAAATATATTTAATAGCGTCAACATTACTTTTAACACAGGAGGAAGAAATGTAAAAGATGTAGATGTGGTATTTAAATTTAGCACTAGTCAGAGTGTTAATGTTATAGAAAGATTTAATAAGGTAAATGAAGGTTGGCTTGATAATACAGAGCAAACAATTACATTTACCAACAAAAAGATATATACTGCATTACCTGAAGAACAGCTACTTAGACTTTATGACAATGTTCCTAGAGTTGCTCAAGCCCAAACTATAATGGGCAATAGACTTATGTATGGCAACTACATTGACGGTTATGATATAGTAGATGAAAATGGTGCTGAAGTTTATTTGGACTACGATTTAAGCTTAGTAACAGAAAATTTGTCAGCAGGAGAAATAGACGCAGATTTAGACGATTTTACTTATAGTATAGATGGGCAGATTACTGTACCCAACGCATCGGTTACTGTAGATTTTAGCGGAGACAATATTCAATTAATAGAAGGCGCTCAAATCGGTGTTGCTTTTAATTTTGTTAGTAATCAATACAGCGGAACACCAGGGTACGATGACGGAAGTCAACCTGAAAATATATTTGAAACAACTTTTATATTCAACTTGCCTCAGGATTATGCTAGCGTATATGAGTTAGCAACAAGTACAGAATTTGTAGAGGCAGTAAGTTCTTTTACGGCTCCTGCTGATTCAGATTGTTTCCCTGATATCGGAAATGTAACTGATAGTCCATCGACTTCTTTAACTGATTTATTTATATGCGGAATAGTACCTAAATCAGGATGGAGAAAAGAAAACTTTGGTATATCTGCAATAAATCAAGGATTTGACATTATAGCTAATCAAGGAAGCTCAGAAATCACTTTTATAATCCCCGCTTTTCAGTTTCAAGAAATAGACACCTCTGTTCCTCCACCTTATCCTCCAACAGGAAACTATGCTTATGAATATTTTAATGCAGTATCTGCAGAAGGATTATACTCTTTAGATGGATCAAAAAGAAGCTTACATAGCAACAGAGATTATGAGGTTGGTATTGTTTATATGGATGAATATGGAAGATCATCAACAGCTTTAGTGGATACAGACAATACGATATTTGTTCCATGTGAAAACTCTGTAACAAAGAATCAAATAAAAGTTCAGTTAAATAGTTACCCTCCGTATTGGGCTACTAAATATAAGTTTGTTTTAAAAG